TGGATTTATTTAATCTAATCTTGGGAAGAAATATTCTTCCACTCTATTGATAATCTCTGACTCTCTATCATAATATCTATTAAATATCATGAAGGAATAGGAAAATGGGTCAAAGTTATCTGAATGAGGCCCCTGAAGTTTTGACTGAGAAAAGAGTCAGTAGAATTCTCAACGAAAATGCAGGGTGGAAAGACAAGTATCCAACGCTGCTAGAAATGCTGGACTGTAACAATCCAGCTCTGGAACGCAGAGCTAAGACAACTCTGATGGCTATGCAGAACCAAGCCACGTTCCTAGAAGGCTTGAAGATGGATCCACAGTTGGAAGCAACATTTACTGCTGCTCTTGGTCAGCTGGTACCGAAGGTTATCGATCTGGTTAGAATCTTCTACCCAAATCTGGTAGCTAATGAGCTAGTTGATATCCAACCAATGGACCGCCAGAATGGTGAAGTATTCATCGTAAAACCTGTCTATTCTCAGACAGCTTCTGGTGTTACAGCTGGTCAGCAGATCTTTAGCAATGTGACTGATGGTACATATGCATCAACCACAGTTAACGTAGCTCTAGCTACTGCCAATGGTACTCTCACCACATTTGCAGGCACTCTGTCTCCAACACCAGTTGTTACTAGCTCTGTTACAGTCACAGCAGCTGCTATCAGGGGTGTTGACAATGGTGCTGGTTCAATTACTGGTACTGGTATTTCTGCTGGTACTATTAATTACAACACTGGTGCGATATCTGTAACATTCTCAGTTGCTCCTGTTAACACAACGCCTGTTTCTGTCGTATACACATACGATTATGAAAATGCAGCGACATCTATTCGTGAGTTGGAACTGCAGCTCTCCTTGCTGCCAGTAACAGCTACACCACATCCGCTGCGTATCAAGTGGTCCACACAGGCTCAACTGGCTGCAGCTGCACACTTAGATCTAGACATTCCTGACACACTATCTAATCTAGTTGCTGGCTTTATTCGTCAAGAGCGTGACATCACTCTCATTAACTTGATAGTGAACAACGCTACTGCCGACACAAATCTGAACTTCGATGCAACAGCTCCAACTAACTATTCTCGTATTGCGAAATACGCTGAAATAGAGTTGAAGCTGAACTTCGGTGAGTCTCAGATTCAAGCAGCTCTAGGTCGTGGTGGTGTTTCCTGGATTCTGGCTGGTAACAATGGCTCGGATATCTGGAGAAATGTCAATGGCTTCGTGCCATCTGATGTAGTTGCTCCAATTGGTCCACACAAGATAGGTACACTGCGTGATGGAACTGTGGCAGTTATCAAGGTTCCAACAATGAACACTAACACATATGTAATTGGGTTCAAAGGATATGTGGTTGGTGATGCAGCTACCATTCTTGCGGAATGGGTACCACTCTATGCTTCTCCGATATTCAACAGCTATGATCTGAACAATTACCAAGGTCTTATGTCTCTGTATGCAATTGTTCTGAATCAGGCTTTGTACTATCGCAAAGGTACTATCAGCAACTACACTGCGTAATCCTGCAGAGCACTCTAGGTTGGGAAGGGGAGAAATCCTCTTCCCTCCTATCTTCATATTCTTGTGTTCTTCTCCCCTGGCCTTTCTCGACCCAGGTATGTAGTTCTTTTCAAGGAACACAAAATGTTTGTATACACAAATACAGCTCCAACTACTGTTTCTATTGGTAGCTTCCGTCTTCCAGCTGCTGCGGGTACTGGTTTGCTGCTTCCTACAGGTGTTTTTGGTTTGCCAATTCCCACTACAGCTACGTTTCCAACAGCCGGAGTTTTGGGTTCTGAAGTCCCAATTCCTGACTTAGAAGCTATGGTGGTTGCTGGCACATTGCAAAGATCAGCAGGTCCAGCAAACGTCTCTAATGTCGCTGGCACAAGCGTTATGCCAGTTAATCAGTTTATCAGCGGTTATATTACATATTCAACACAGGCTGCTATTACATCAACCACTGATACTGCTACTGCCATTTTAGCTCAAATAGCCAATCCGTTTGTTGGGCAGACATGGACAATCTTAGTAACAAATGTTAATTCTGGCACATTGACATTCGCTGGTGGTACAGGTGTTACAATGACCTTTACTGTAGCCACTGTTACTGGCGGTATCTTTGTAGCAAAGATAACTAACGTGGGTACACCCACAATAGTTGTAACAGAAATGGGTAAG